AATTCCTAGAAAGTTTTCTATTATTTTGATATCAAATATATTTGTTGTTGGATTTAAGAATCTTTTTGAAAAATATAAAAAATAAGAACATAAACTTTTTATATTCCAAACAAACAAGCGATCAATATTTTCTTTTTGAAATATTGTTGCATCAAATAATGATATAATCTCAAAAATATTGTCGCTATTAACTTCTATATCTAAAGTTTTAGTCTTAGTTATAATGATTATTTTAAAAGGCGCATTAATTGTAAAGTCGGGTGTTTCGGGGGTGGTTTTTAAAAAAACAATATCTTTTTTGTGCAATAAATCCACAATAGCATCAACTGATTCTTGGTCAATCATAGTTCTCAGATTTTAACAAAAAAATCTTTTTTAGAAAAACTTCTCTTGAAAATTTTTTATTTTATCCAAGTGCGCATACGGGTACTCTTGGTTAATGAGTTAGAAAAAAATAAATATATTTTCTTTTAGTATTTAAGAAAAAATTTATTTTTAATTAATTTCATTAATTTCATTTTTAATTTTTAATTTTTACAGCATTTATTTTTTGCCTGCTAACCTTTACTTTTGTCCAAACCCTCATCTGGTTTGCATTTAAGCATATTGGACCCAAGAGTCGATGAGTTCAAAGTAAAGGCTCACCTCAGCACAAGAAGAAGGCTCAAGATGCCCGTTAACATCTGCCCGGTCCTGGTAAGATTCACCCAGCTTCTATGGTTTTTTATTTTTTCTAAATTTGGTATGCCTTTAACCTCATTATGAAAAAGATTGCCTCAAAAAAGGCAACACTAGTTTAGTATTAGTTTGATATAGTGTCAATCTAAAATTTTTATATGCGCATTTTAAAAATACTTGCATTATTGATATTAAATAGTTTAGAATCATAGAGGTTTGGAGATGAAAAAATTGAGTTTACAAACAATTGTTGATTTAAAGATGAATTTTGAAGAAGCCGAGACTTTCAAATTGGCTTTAATTTATGAAAATGAATTTTCTAAAATTTTTAAAAACATTGATGGACAAACTTATCGCAGAAATTTTTTACCAAGAAAAAAGGATCCTAGAGATTCGTACCTTTTTAGACAATGTTGGAAACTAAGAAGAGAAACAAAAGGTTTATTGGAGCCTAACGAGTACAAAAACTACATTCAATCTAATTTATTTATTATAAAAACAAACGAAGGTCACGTTCAACCAAATTGCATCAACGGAGATAAAAGTTGGATACGGTATAAGGTTTGGAAAAGAATTTATGATAAGAAACTGGCCGAAAAAAATTCAAAATTAGAAAAAAAAGAAACAAAACTAGATCACAAGAAACTAGCAGAAATAGACAAAACAAAGAAATTTTTGTTTGAAAAATGCGAGGGAATTCCAAAATATGAACAAATACTTGATTTTATTCAATCAGGTTCTTTTAATCTTTGGATAGCAACAGAGAAAATTTCTCCATTTTATTTATATCTTTCTTTGTTTATTAAAAGAACTGGTCTAAAGGAAAAATTATTTTCTTTTTCCAAAGTAAGCGAGGGGCTGGTTAAAGAAAAAACAACAAAAGATATATCCGATTATTTTGAAAAAGAATTTGATTTTGAAAGATCTTAAGCAACATGTATATTGAAAAAAGAAGTGATTTATTTAGAAATTTGCCAAAATTACAAAATTTAAGTATTGGAGATTTTTTGATTAATATTAGAAAAAATAAAATACAAAGAATATACTTTACAGAGACCGAAGAAAGAAACATCTGTGCTTGCTACTACAACACCAATGATATAGATTACAATTTTCTTGAGTACTATCTAATTTCAAGAAATGATTTTTTTGAACTACAAAATACTCTAAATGTTAAAATTTGTTGGGAAGAAGGTTTTTGATGAGTTGTGTTATTGTAATAGGTTGCTTTAGAAGTGGAACCAGCGCAGTTGCTGGTTTATTACATCATCTTGGAGTTTTTATGGGTAGTGAATTTGATAATTCCACTTCTCATAATAGAAGTGGTTATTGGGAGGATTTAGAGTTTAAAAATTTTCATAAAAAAATGGAGTCGTTGTCTTTTAGCGATAACGATAGAAGCGATTATGAAAAATTGATCAAAAGCAGGCAGGATACTTTTGAATTATGGGGATTAAAAGATCCTTTATTATGTTTATTTCTTGATGAATTTTTAAATAATTTAGATGATGTTAAAATAATAGTGTGTGATAGAGATCAAGAAAAAATTGCTCAAAGTATGTGCAAGGTTTTAGGATATCAAGATAATTATGAAAATTTATTAAAACTTGTAAATTTTTATGTTGATTCAATGAACGACAAAATCTCTAAACACAAAATTCCTTTTTTACGAGTTGACCATGAAGCGTTGATTCAGAAAACAAGCGAAACGATACACTTAATTTGTGATTTTTTAAATTTAGAATACCAACAATCGGCTTTTGATTACGTGAAAAATCATTAATATGACCCTTTCTATATTTAATTGGAATTATTGGGGATACCAAGGATTATTTTTAAGAGTACACCCTCATAGAATTCCGTTTTTTGTTGTTCCCGCCAATCATTATTCCCACGTTTGGATGTTTTGGAAATATAAAAAAATTGATGTTTTAGAATTTAAATTTTTTTTAGAAACAAGAAGCATGGTTTTTTGGACAACTGTCACCGGCAAAAACATGCCCACTTTTAGTCAATTTTTACTCAGAAGAAATTTATCTGAAAAAGATATATGGATATCTGTTTGCTATGCTGATTTTAATGGCGCATATTCGTACAAATATTTTAAAATGAATCAAGGTGACTTTTTTTATTTTTTTAGGCAGAATATCGTTGGCCTGGACAATTTTTTTTCTTTAGATCCAAGAAAAAAAATTGTTTGGCAAAAATTTGGTTTTTGAAAAAAAATTGATATAATTAACCAAATGAGCAAAGATTCTGTTTTGATATTTTGTGAAAGAAATTTATTCGACGGAACCCCAGAAATACTTTTAATTTTAAAAAATAGACCTGAAAACCAAGCAGGATATTATAATCTTCCTGGTGGCAAATTAGAGATCAACGAATGCCCCGTATCCGCTGTTACTAGAGAACTCAAGGAAGAGACAGGTTATGAATTATCACAAGAACCCGTTCATGTTGGAACAATAAAAGACGTTTCAAATCATATTGGAATTCATGTTTTCAAAGGAGATATCAAATTTCCTTTTGTTGAATCTAGCCCTAGACAAGTTGAAACAGAAAAACCAGAGTGGATGAGTTTTGATAAATTATGGCACTGTCCTAGATTGATACCAAATTTAAGAATAATTATACCTCTTATTCGTGGTGGAGCCTGCGATTGGGTGATTGAGTCTAGATTAATGCTAGAATATGGACCCAATCACGATTTGCACATTTGGTTTCCTACATATAAAAAGTTAATCGATTAAGGGTTAAAAAATTGGAAGAAAATCAAGAAATAAATGACCCCGATCTTCAAGATCCGGATCAGGCCACCGACTCCAGATATTCTTGGGATGAAAATTTTCAAAGACACGTTATGTCTTTGATCATATCGGATAGAATGTTTTTGCTTCATTCTATAGATTTAATTAAACCTTATTATTTTACAAACAAGATACATTCCAAAATTTGCAATATTGTATTTGATTTTTTTAAAAAATATCGTGTCTTGCCTATTAAAAATTTTATTGTTCAGGAATTAAAGAAAGATATAACAGATGTCAAGACGCTTGTTTCGTACACCACAGAATTGAATTTGCTTTTTGATTATTTTCAACCTGGGATGGAATCCCGTGATTACTTGCAAGACAAAATAGTTTTTTTTGCAAAGATACAATCAGTCAAAAAAGCTTTTCATGATTCTTTAAAATTAATAGACCGAGCACCAGAATCAGAAGAAACTTGGAGCATGGTTTATGATGAGATGAGGAATGCAATGCAAACTCATCAAAATTTTGATATAGGATTAGATTATTTTAAAAGTTTGGCTGATAGGTACGAGCAAAAAGACAACAATGATGAGGAAAAAGATCGATTTATTTTCGGACTAGAAGAGATAGATCGAGAGATTGGAGGAGGAGGATATAGTCGTGGAGAAATTATATCAATTGTTGCCGGATCAGGTGTCGGCAAGTCTGTTATGCTTGCTTGCGTAACAGCCAATAATCTTTTAAGAAACAAAAAGGGCTTGTACATATCCTTAGAACTAGCAGAAGACAAAGTTGCTGCTAGAATGGATGCGATACTATCTGGTTTGCCTATTCAAAATTTGCTTTGTCATAAAGATGAATTACTTGAAAGAATAAATAATTTGAATGTTCCAAGAGACGGAGTTGGTCCACTCATTATAAAACAATTTGCAGCAGGAACAGCAACAGTTAATACTATTCGTGCATATATTTCTCAACTAAAATTTAATGGTTTTGAACCAGATTTTATTATTATCGATTACGTTGGAGAGATGGCGTTACATCCAGACCTGAAAACTCACGAGTCTCGTGAAAGAATAGTTCGTGAACTTAGGGCTATGGCTAGTGAAGAAAATGTTTTTGTAGCTACGGCCATGCAACCAAATAGAGATGGCAAAAAAGACGCTAAGGGCGATTTTGGAAGAATAGACGATGAACATCTCGCTGATTCTTTTGGTCAAATTAGACCTTTGGACGGTTGTATATCTTTAAATCAAAATGATAATGAGAAATTCTTAGGCATCGGAAGAGCCTATGTTATCAAGCAAAGAGACGGCAAGAGTAGATTTACAATATTTCTAAAATTTGATAAAGAAAGTCTTAGGATACAACAAATAAGCAATCCTGAATACTTGTTTACTTTACAAAAACACAAAGAAGAGGCATCGGATGAAACTAATATTGATATTGTGAAACAAAATTGGAAGCCAAAAAAAGATGAAGAAATAATAGATGGAATTCAAGGAGACTATGAGAGTTATAAGGAAGTTTGTGAACAAAAATGTGAAGATAATTTAAATTGAACTAACAACTATAATTACAATCAAAGGAGATGAAAATGTTACCAAAAGAAAAATTAAACTTCGATAAATTTGAAGTAATATTGGAAGAAGAAAATCTTAAATTTAATGAAAACACTTTAAGTAATTATATTCAAAAAGAGGGAGGATTTTATGATAGTTTTGGTCATTACCTAGCCCTTGCCGAAAAGAATTTACAAAATAAAGAAAATCAATACGAAAAAATTTATTGTGAAAGATTCATAGAATCCAAGCAATTAGGTTCTAGTGATAAATTAGCTGAAGCCAATGCCAAATGCGACCCAGATATTGTCAAAATAAATGAGGAGATAACAGAAGCAAAATATGTGGTTAATCGTTTGAAAAATCATTTAAAAGCCTGGGATAAAAATCACGACAACGCTCAAAGCATGGGACACATGCTAAGAAAACAAATGGATAAATTAGATGGTAATATTTACGGAAATCATGGATATCAACCATCTAATTTGGACCAAGAAATATCTTCCACAGTGAGTGCTTTTGAGAAAAAAATCAAAAAAGAAACTACTGGATTTGATTCTTCTTTAGGAATAGAAGGGCTTGTGTGATGATCGATCCATCAAACATAACAAAATATAATTGTAATAAGTTCGAACTACAAGAATTGATTTTATTTTGGATTTGTGTTGCTGGTAAAAAAGCTGACACAGTTTCTAGAATTTTGGAAAATTTTTTACAAGAAGGTTTTAAAAAATTTGGTTGCTATCAACCTTTTGATGTTATTTTAAATCACAAGGATAATTTGCCTCAAGAATTAAAAAAACATGGCCTAGGTTGCTTCAATAGCAAATCTAGAACTATGATAGAATTGGCAAAATCTAATATTGATCTCAGGAAGTGTTCTGCGGAAGATTTAGAGTTAATATATGGAATTGGCATGAAAACAAGTCGTTGTTTTCTTTTGCACTCTAGAAAAAATGCTGAGTACGCCGGTTTAGATACCCATATCCTAAAATTTATGAAAATTTTAGGATATGATGTTCCTAAATCTACTCCTACAAAAAATAAATATAAAAAAATAGAGAAAGATTTTTTATATTTGGTAAAAAAATCAGGTCTTTTAGCTCAAGATGTTGATCTTTTGATATGGAATTATTTTGCAAAAGGTGTGGTTAATAAAGAATTTAAAAAGTTCTTAATTTCTATAAATACAAAAGAATCTTTGGCTTTTTTGAAAGACATCGGACAGAAAAATGAAAAATTATTGGCTAGAACAGAGTAGGATTAAAAATAAAAATTATTATACCATAGAATTTATCGATAAAATATATAACATAACAATACTAAAGCCAGAAAAAACCAATATTCAAAACCACATATATCAATTTGACCCTATACTATCCAATTTCGGAAACAAAACAGCAGAATTAGAAGTTGTTTTTCATTCTTCTCAAAATCACTCTTTGCTTAATAATTTTTTATCTTATTGTAGTAGCAAAATGTGGTCTTGGAAATGTATTTTAAAAAATTATATAAAACTCCAACTTATTGAAAATTATGATTTAGATGAATTATTTTTTGATTCAATAAGTACTTTTCCTAATTTTAATAACAACGATATTAACATAAAATTAAAATTTTACTATTCAAAAGTAAAATACGAAAGAATTAAATGATATACAATAACAATTTAAATTCTTTAAAAGATATCAATAGCAGAATATCCATTTTGGAGATGATAGAAAAGATAAAAAACGGCGGCATAGTTTGGCATAGAACTGGTAATTTCTCTTGGAAAACTATACAAAAACAAGATGGCGATATATGGGAAATGGTAATATCGAGGCAACAAGACAACTATGCTGGCACATCGGAGTTTTCCGAATCAAAAAATCTCACATCCGAACGTGTTGTTTTAGATTTTAAAAAAAACAATAATCACTATTTTTCGATAGATTCTTATTTTGATTCAAATATATTTGAACTATACAATGAGTTGGCTGGAGAAGATGATTACACAAAAGATAGAATATTATTATTAGATTTAAATAATCAAAATTTAATAAATCAAATAGGATCCAGAACGCCAACCGTATATTCTATTCAAACATCTGGAGGTTTAGTTGCTTCTAATATTATTTTGAGAATTTACAATGAGTTCTCAACAGGTGGAATTAAACTTGTTAAAACATTAACAGAAACACAGACAGTGTATCATGTACACAAATTAAATGGACCCAGAGGAATATTGGTTCATAATGATAAAGTTTTTATAGCCAATGAGGGCAATCCAGAATGTGTGGTTGTTCAACTTCAAGATGAACAAGGTGCTAATTTAGGATATCAATATAAAATAGAAGGAAACGGATGGCTAAATGTTATACAAAGAAGTTTTAATCTTGAAATAAATTATAACAAAAAAATAGAATTATCACACCCTAGTTTTGCTCTTTGCAGGGTTCCTTTAAAGGGCGAACGTGGAGTTCCAGAATCTTTAAAGAAAAAATTATACTCTATAGGTCTTCATAGTCTTAAATTAGATGTAGTAGACACTGAAAAGTTAATTGTTACAAAAACAATAGATTTGGATTTAGGTGCTTGTGCTATAGATTGTAATATAAACATATATCATCTATATGTTGCTGAAACAAAATTGGATTTAAATAATAAAAATTGGAGATGGGATCTTTTATTTGGACCAGATTATCCTGATAACACTCCAAATTTGACCGAGCCTATAGTTCCCAAGGTTTTATCAGAGGGTCCACCTTATAGAACCATACAAGATGTTCCAGTTGGCGTTCAAGGCAAGCCTTCGGTTAGCAAATTAACCGTTATAGACATAAGAACTGAAGAAGAAATTGATTCGGTTGATTTTGAAGAATGTAGTTTTAGCGATATGATAGTCGATTTAAATACTAACTTTATATATTTGGCAGACGCTGGCAACAATAAAGTTTACGCTTTAGATCCTCTTCGTAATTTTCAAATAATGAATATATTTGAAACAGGAGAAATGCCAATAAGCCTACAGATAATTAGGAATCAATTGTATTGTGTAAACGCAAAATCAAATAATGTGGAAATTTTTGAATTGTCAAATTATACAAAAATTGGAACAATCAATTCGCCCTGGAATCACCCGGTAAAAATTAGGATAAATTCCAAAACAAGTTTGGCTTATTTGGCTCTTTATGGAGAATATGGATTTTTTGGAAACTCTATAGCGGTTATAGACACATGGGAAGATAAAATAATAAAATTTATTAATGTTGGATTTGGACCATGGGATATTGATTTAGACGAATCTGCTAATGTTTTATATGTTACAAATTATTTATCAAACAACACAACGGCTGTTGATTTATCTAATGATAATCTTAATTTCTTTGACCCCAGATTTGAAACCATAAACATAACACCAGAATCTTTTGGCTCAAAAATATCAGGATCGGCAATTCTCAACACAGGGCGAGAAGATACTAGAGAGATGTCCGGTGGAGCATTAATTAGACCAGGAAATTTAAGTTCTAGTGGAAATGTTTATGTTTCTAAAATACCAGTTATTGTTTCTCCAAAAAGATCGGTCGAATTGATTAAATTTTGCAAAGCAATATCACCATCCACCCCAGATATTTTTGTTTTTGACGATACCGATAAAATTAATTGTTACGGAACAATTAACGCCACTACTCCAAAATATATAAGTTTCTCGGTGTCTTCAAGTAAACAGTTGAGTTATGTTGATTTAAAAAGTTTGTCTGGCGGAGACGGCGTTGCTTTTTTTGCAATTCAAGCAGGATCTTTTTGGTCGGCTGGTTTAAATACCAATTCTATGCTTGCTTACGGACACATATCTGCTTCTAATTTAAATACTAATTTACTCAACACACTAACAAAGCAAGCAACCTTACCTTTGTCTAGTGGATTTTATACTATTTGGATGAACCAGACAGGATCATCGATTACTAATTTTAGACTAATGATAGGAGTAGTTTAGTTCAACTCCGACATAATCCAGTTGTAAACCTCTTCCACATCATCTTTGCTGGTGGCTATATGATCTGAAGCCCAATCGTGTCCTTTTTCTAAAAGATTGTCTAGTGTTTTTTGATCAAGCGATAATAACTTGTCTACTCTTTCTTTGATAGTTTTTAAATTAGAAAAAAACATATAGTTTTTTGTTTCCATTCCTTTGCTTTTTTCTAAATCATCTTGATTTAAAATTCCAGAAAGATAGAGAGCATAATTTGGATCCATATAAACCTCTTTTTACTATTTAGCCTTCAAAAAAAATTATTTTTCTAACGCTCTTTTGTTTTATGGAAGAATTTTTTCAAAAAATAAAAGATAAATTTGAAAAATCAAATATTTCAACAATAAACATTGTTCCAAAGATTAAACTATCTGATGTTTCATCAAAACTTTCCCCAGCTTTCAATGATCCAAAATATCTTCCTTTTTATTATAAATTGGGATCTGAATTGACGCCATTAAATGTTTTGCAAGTCGGATCGAGTTTAGGTTTAATAGCTGCCGTCTTTACGAAATCTTGTAAAACTGTTGAGGGGTGGTTGGTTGTTGATAACAAAAAAAGAAATTTAAACATAGTTGATTGCAATTTAAAATTAAATTATAAGTTAAAAACAAATTATATTTTTTTAGATGATAAAAAATTAGAAGATCAAAAATTTAAAAAGTTCGATCTCCTACTCATCACAGAAGATTTTGAAACCAAAGATCTGAAGAAATTTTTATTTTATTTTTGGGATTTTTTAAATTTTGACTCTTTTTTAGTTGTGGATTTTCTTTTTAAAGAAGATAAAAAAAATATTTTTTTAGAATTTTGTTCAATTAAAAATAGGACCGCATTTTTTTTGGACACAAGATATAAAATTGGTATAATAAAAAAATAAAGAGAATTTTATGGCTTTCGAAATAAAATACATTTTTCACGATAGAGATGAAAAGGGACAATACAATACGGAGAAATCTCAAGAGAAGATTGTAAAATTAGGAAAATTATTAGAAGACGTACCTTTGGAAAAAGTTGCCTCTTCAATAATGTCATATTTAGCAAGAAGAGATATATGGGTAACTAAAGTTGAAGTTTTTGAGATAGTTAAAAAAGAGGTTAATTTTAAAGAATCAAAAGATGGGAAAGGAATAGTATTAAAAGGTAAAAAATTTAGTTTTGTAGAAGGCTCCAAATTTGATATCCAAGAAACAGAAGAAGCCGAGGAAGAATTAGCAAATCATTCAATTGAAACTCAAAAACAAAATTTAATACCAATTAAACCAACAAATATCAAAGAAAACATTAACAACAATAAAGTTCTCTATCGAGTTTTGTTTGACCCACCAATACAATATTTCAATGAGGTTAAAAGATTAGGGCTGAGATTTTCTCAAGATAGAGACTACCCAGTCCATAAAGTGGTGCAACACCCGACAGGAAAATTAGAACTTCAAAAAATAGCTGTAACGGATGATGTTGGTAGAGTGGTTGTTGTTGATGAAAAATTCTTTACGATAGTAGGATCCGGTTTGTTAGCCGACAGAGAACTCAATTTCTCGGGATCTTCATCTAGAATCCAAAAAAAGCCTAAATTGGCATTTGAAGACCAGATGATATCAGAGACACCAGAACTCAGACAGAAGTCTTGTAGCACAAATATACCCTTAGATGATGGCTCAATTCCAGAACATTTGATGTCGGTTCCGGACATAAGAGCCAAAAGAAATTAAAGAAAGGAATTTATGGGAAAACCTTCTCCTAAAAGATTGAAGAAAAAAAAGGAACGTGAAAAAGAAGCCAAGAAAAAGGTACTCTTAAAAAGAGCAGCAATGAGGGCTCCTCAAGTAGAAGAAAATAAACAAAAGAAAAAAATGAAAAGAGTAACAAGACTACAAAAGGAAATGGGAGAACTAAACATGTGGGCAGACGAGGTTTTGTGTAGAATGAGCAACGACACCCTGACCCAACTTGAGAAAAATGCAAAAATACTTAAGGCTCTAGAGGCTGAATACGAAAAAGAAAAATCAGCAAAAATGAATCTTAATCAAAATTTAGAACAAAAAGGTTTGTCAACTTTAAAAGAAAAATTAGATTATTTGCACAATGAATTCGCAGAACAACAAAAGTCTGCTGGTTATGAGGTTTTAAAAGACGAGATTGAGTTGTACAAAACAGCCAATCAAAAAGACATAGCCGAAGTTACCGTTTGCAAAGCACCTGATTTTCAGGCCGAACAAGAAAAATAAATTCATTGTTGACTTATAATCTTTAAGAATTATAATGCTTGAGTTGACTACAAAATTACTTGTATCAAAAAATTAACTTAGAAATTACGGAGAAAAACATGCCAACTTTCGGAACACTTAACTTAGAAGAGATGGTAGGTGAAGATTCTCGTCTCAATAACGAGGGTGGACCATCGGGTGGAAATTATTTGGAACAATATGTTCCTATGCCCGAAGTTAAGCCAGGACAAACAGGATCTGTTTCCATCAGAATATTGCCTCCTGCTAGTGGAGCAAAACTGTTTCAATACAATAGAACCCACAAAATAAATAATAGAAGTATTCATTGCCCAAGACCTTTAGTAAATGGTAAATGGGACAGCAGTGTTCCTTGTCCAATTTGCGAATACTACAGTTCGTTGTGGAGACAGATAGATAAGATTGAAAAGCAGCATGGAAAAGATTGCCCAGAGGCACAACCCTTAAAGGAAGAAGCTCGCAATTTGAAGCCAGTTGAAAGGTTTTACTACAACGCTGTTGTTAGGTCTATGGTTGTTGATGGTAAGGAACTCAAGAATGTTGGTCCAAGAATTTTATCTGTGGGTAAGATTCTTCACACTATGATTATTCGTGCTATAGTTGGCAACCAAGGTGACCCGGACTCTAGACTGGGCAACATCGCAGATCTAAAGAATGGTTACGATTTTATTATTAGAAAGACTGTGACTTTGGGTAGCGAAGGTTATCCAAAATACGATTCCTCTGGCTTTGCTAGAAACCCAAGCCCCGCTGGCACCCCGGAAGAGGTTAGTCGCTGGGCAGAAAGTCTTCATGATCTAACCAAATTAAGAAACCCACGTGATGTTGATTATCTTGAGAAAGAGTTGGCCATTCATCGTGGGTTAGTGCAAGACGAAACAGAGTCTTTCGATGCTGATTCGTTTGATGCAAAATGGAAGAGCAAAAACTCAGATGAGGTTCAAGAAGTTGCCAAGAAATCAACAACCAAAGTAACAGTCACTGTTCCAGAAGGTGTTCCATCTTCTAAAAGTAAAAAAACCTCGGAAGATGTTGCTGTTGAAAAAGTAACAGAGGCAAAGACAGAAGACATGGCTATAGAGGATGAAGAGTTTTTGAAAGAGTTAGAAAGTATGGAAGGTTGATGGTGTCTAAGCGATAGGTGCCGCTTAGTTTCTCGGGGGGCGGCAATAGTGCCGCCCCCCTTTTTTTCAAAAAATATTTTAATTTTAAAAAAGAAAGCGATTTAATGGCAAAGAAAAAATCTAATGACGAAGTCGATACAGACGATCTCTTTAGCAACATTGCATCTGAAACAGGTGGCAGTGTGTTATCAGACCTAGAGACTGTAAAATTTAGAATAGACACTGGCAATCTAGCGGTAAATTATTCCTGTTCTGGTCGTTGTATAGGCGGCGGTATTCCAGCAGGCAGAATCACAGAAGCTTTTGGCCCAGAGGCTTCTGGCAAGTCGCTTATAGGCTCAAATGTATTATATGGAGCACAAAGATTAGGTGGCTGGGCTATTATTTTGGATTGCGAAAATGCTACCAATGGTGAGTTTATGGAGAAGATATCTCATTTAAACTTAAAAAGAGTTTTGCGATATAGTCCTCCTTCTTTAGAGAGAGCCTTTCGTCAAATTCATGTTACAACTAAAGCAATTCGTGATCGTGAAAAAGAATTAAAAATTGAAAGTAAGCCAATTGTTGTAGTTTTTGATTCACTCACCGTACCTCCTTGTGAACGTGAATTAAAAGAAAACGATTTACCCATGGACTACTCGGTAACAGACTGGAAAAAGATTGTTGGAAGAAACGAGCAACCAGGAGAACGTGCAAAAATAATTTCTGCTGAGATGCGTAAACTTCAATCAATGGTAGTAGACCAAGATGTCACCGTTTATTTAATTAATCAAACAAGAGATAAAATAGGAGTGATGTACGGCAATCCAGAAACTACTCCTGGTGGCAACGCTGTGAAATTTTATGCTTCTCTTCGCATGAGAACTCAGACCAAGAAAAAGATAGAACACAAGAGTCTTGAAAAGTTTTCTGGCATAAATATGCAAGTGAAAAATATTAAGAACAGAGGCTTTAGACCTTTCGTTGTTGCCGATGATGTTAAGCTTTATTTTGAACAAGGTATCGATCCAATATCAGGTCTTTTGGGCTGTTTGCTAAGTGGCGAACGCATTAAAATGAAAAGCGGCGGAAATTACGAAGTTATGCCCGATTACTTGCCAGAGAACCAACCAGAGTACAAGTTTAAAGCATCGAAAGCAGACAATAGATTGCCGCTTCAAGTTATCTTAGATTGCCCCAAATTGGTTGATGCTAAAAACTCACAGGAAGTTCAAGATTATTTAGATTGTTGGGGATCTGGTCTTGCTGCATCAGAGAGCGGAGAATACGGCGAAAAAGTTGTTGGATTTGATGCTGATGGCAACCCTTTTGAAACGGGCGAATATGTCAGTGAATAAAATTTGACGACTGAACAAATTGTATTTTCAAAAGAGAGAACAAATTTAAAATTTGTTCTCTCTTTCCATTCATAGCCAAAAACTTAAAGGACACCAAAGTCTATTGTTTATTTTTGCCTTTAACAAACCAGCGTTAACCCAATTATTACAGTTTGTCACGCAATTGTATTTTAAATTTGATTGATAAAAATCACCCAATTGATAATACCCAGGTTTTTTTTCTATTATTTGTTTATCAAAAGAATTTAGTATGTGATTTTTTACTAACTCAAATTGCTGATTGCTGATTGTTAAGCAAGTGCAATTTTTGGGCAATTCATTTAAAAAATCAACACGCAAAACAGAACGATTTAATCCAAAAAAAGCAAATAAAAAATCTTTTATTTTTAGTTCTTTCCAGGACTTGGTTTCTAGAAAAATTTTTCTATCACCCCATCCTATTTTTATAAATTTGTTTTTTTTACCAAACACATCTTCAAATAGATTGGATTCAAAAACATAATCTGAGTGGATTGGATCTTTAAAAATATAAAATGTTATATCTTTTCCTTTGCTTATTTTTCCAAATTTAAATAATGGTATTGTGAAACAAAAAAATAAATAAGTAATAAATATAGGCAAAAAAAATATTAAAATTAAAAAATATATTATTTTTTTAATGTAATGCAATATTCACCAACTTTTATTTTTGTAAATTTGTAACCTTTTTTTGTTAATTCTTTTTTAACTTTATTTATGTAATAATACAAATTGTTATTTTCTAGTTTCTTTTTTTTGTATTGTTTCTTAATAATATCCAAACTTATAGACTCGCCCGATAATAATTTGTTGTTGATAAATTCCGCTATATTTAATTCTTTATCTTTTGATTTTTCATTTTTAGGATATATTTTTTTAATTATTTTATATTCGTTTTCATTTTTATAATTTTGATTACAAATAGCAGCGGTTAGTTCTTTTATTTGTAACGATTTTGTTTTTTGAAAAACTGTTATAGAAAAAATTTCGGCATCGAATGTTTCTACAAACTTTAATAAATATTTGATGTTTTTTTGATAAGTAATAAATTCTCTACCATCTTTTGTTTTTAACAATAATCTTTTTTCTTTCATGTTTTTTCCCAAAATTTGACTTAACTGTCATTATAGCATAAATTATTTTTTATGGACAATATAATAAATTGCAAAAATAACAGACTTTTTGGTGTTGAAATAGAAGTAAACACCGCAGATGGCAAGATAAAAAAATTAAACAAAAATGAAATACCGCTCGGGTCAGACCGTATCGCTTTGCTGATAAATAAAGCAATAAAAAAAAGAGTGGAAATACAAGGTTGGGATTATAATTTTCATAATAACTATTGGATAGTAAAGCCAGATTCTAGTTGTGGAATAGAAATATGCACTCCAGTGATGAGGGGTTGGAAAGACTTAAAAGATCTAATTAAGGTCGCTGAAAATTTATCTTTTAACAACATCAAAGCGGACCATAGGTGTTCCTTGCATGTTCATGTAAACGTAGGAGATTTGGATAAAAATCAAATAGCATCCATTATATCTTGGTATATTAAATGTGAACATGTAATAATGGACGCATTTCCTTTAATTAGAAAAAAAAACAGATACTGCCAGATGATAGCCGATAATGATTCGTTAAGTGTAAATTCTCCTTTAAATCCTTTTTTTCTTTTAGAAAAAATATCTAATGTTAAGTATTACACTTTAAACGCTTATCACTTTCTTAAAGGCGGAGGTTTTGATCTGTTTAATAGTAGAAAAAAAACTTTAGAGTTTAGGTTGGGCGAAAATGAAATGTGCTTAGACGGTTTTAGTATTAAAAATTGGGTAAGATTTTTGCTTCATTTTGTAGATTGCACAAAAGATCTTGGATTGCCAAAAAAATATGTAAAAAATGACAAATTAAGTGGTCTTTGTTTATTAGACCCTGAGGACGTATTTAAAATATTAAAATTTGACAAACCTTGCTCAAAGGGATTTGAGCAGATGAAGGTTTGGTTTTTTGAAAGAATTTTAAAATTTTCTAGTGAAAATTCAAAACAGGGTATCTGGTCAGAAGCAGCTAGGAAAAAATCTAGAAAAGAATCTTTAAACTTTTTTAATAATTTGAAGATTAAAAATAATCAAAAACAGGATAAAGACATTTTGCTGTATCACGAAAACTATATCGAATAACAATACATATTGTGTAATGTTAGATAATAATTTTCAAAAAAAAATTAAAGAAATGAAGGGCATGGCAAACATGCTTATTGCCCATACTTTTCCTAAGGTCTCTTTTAATCAAGAAAAGGAGGTGCTGCCTCTTAAACAAAGAAAAGCCATGATTGATGGATACGATGTGATACTGTGCTACAGTAAAGCAGATTATAGTGATTATTTTTTAGAGTCTATCCAAATTCAATCTTGTTATGCTCCGTTTTTGCCATTTTTTTTAGTTTGTAAAATTGGTCGAGCATTTCTTGGTCAAGATAATTTGTCTTATATAGAGTTTTTTCGAAATGGGAAAAAGGTCTATTGTTGGACAATTAAATCGAGAAATGGTCGGTCGCTTTTACCCGGCAGCAAGTCAAAGCCGGGTAGTTATGAGGGTTTTACTTATAACATACTTGAATCGGGATCGATTGATTTATTTTAAAAAGTAAATTCTTTTTACAACATTAAAAAGAGGCAAACAATGAATGCAAAAACCAGGAAATTACAATATTTATTAATTAACCAATTGCTTGAGGAGGGGTCAGTTCAATTGATTCTTCCAGACGGCGTTACTTTGGAAATTGATATTCTTCAAGAAGATAAAAACGGAGAAATGAAAAAAACCGATAATTATTGCAGTATTGTTGCCTCCAGACAGGGCAAAAAGGCTATATTGGATTCTTTTAATTTAAGTTTGCAATATGAACAAGATGATGATATTATGGTTTTTGAACATGAGACTTGCGATTTTGAAGGTCGCATAGTTAAGAGTTTTGATGTTGTTTAAGAATTTTGGGTTTAAAAAAAGTTCCAAAAATATTTCTTAAATTAATATCACCGTTCGAACTAATTAGATAGATATTTGTGCCAATTACAACACCATTTTCTTTGGGAACAGAATATTCTGCCCATAGTTCAAAATTGCAATTTTCAATTTGTTTGTCTAAAATTAAGAATTTAGTTAAGGTAATTTTGACACACTTAGGAGGTAAATCTTCTTGTTTTATTTCTTTAAATGTGTTATCACGTACATCTTCCATGACCTTCTTCATTAATGCTAAATGATCTAGGAAAATGGATGATTGTTTTAAAAAGAGTTCTTCTAGTTTTTCTTTTTCAAATATCTTTTTTTTCATGAGGTTCTAAATGAACAAAGAGCAAAAGAGTGTAATAACAGAGTATGTTTCTTCACTTTCAAATGAAGATGTTTCTTTTTTATCCATGAGACTCACGGAGAAACTTTCCGGAGATGTCGCCGGATCTTTGGATTTAATCTCCAAAGATTTAAAAATGGACAAACTTTTTTCCAACACAGATTCGGCAGAAGAACTTTTTGGTCTTCTTGATGCTGTTAGAGATGTTGCCAACAAAGAAAACAAAAAAAGAGAAAACACCGCTGTAGTAAACTAATTTATTTATTTTGGGTGTGGGGGAGAGGGGATGGAATGTATTCCATCCCCTCTTTTTTCTTAGGAGATAAAGTATGCCTCAAGTTATAAAAATTTCAGACACAAATGATTTAGTTGAAACAAAAGAATACGAATACGCAAGTTGGCCTTTTGATAAATTTAACCCAGTTCAAAGTAGTTTGTTTAAAATATTTAAACAAAATAGCAACGTGGTTATCGCAGCAGCTACAAGTGCAGGAAAAACTATATGTGGAGAAATATTTTTAGCTTATGGAATAAGGCAGTTAAAGGGCAAAGGAATTTATGTTGGTCCTTTAAAGTCTTTAGCCAAAGAAAAAGAAGAAGATTGGACAAATGAGAATCATCACTTTAATGATTTGAAAACTTTTATAGCTACGGGTGATTTTGGATTTTCGAAAAAAAGAATGAATGAGTTAGAAGAATCAAGTTTGATAGTAATGACTCCCGAGATGTTGGCGTCAAGATGTAGAAATCACAAAAGCGAAAAAAGCAAATTTTTGTATGAAACCAATGTAATTGTTTTTGATGAAAGTCACTTGCTTACGGTTCCATCTCGTGGCGATCATATTGAAGTTGCTCTAATGAAACTTATGGAGATTAACCCAAACGTAAAACTTATACTTTTATCAGCAACCATGCCGAATGTAGATGAAATATGTGGCTGGCTAAGTAAAATAACAAATAGAGACACCTATTATTTAGAATCAGACTATAGACCCTGTCCTTTGAATGTTCATTATGAAACTTATTATGATGGAGATAAAAATTATGAAGATAAAGAAATTCAAAAAATTGGAACCTCCTGTGCTATAGCCGAATACTATGCAGAAGATAAATTTTTAATTTTTGTTCACACGAAAAGAACAGGTCAGTTGATGGTCGATTCTTTATTAAAATATGGAATTAAATCAGAATTTCATAATGCAGATTTGGATTCAAAGAAGAGATTTGATTTAGAAAAAAGATTTAAGAATGATAAAGATTTTCGTGTTTTGGTCTCTACTTCAACGCTGGCTTGGGGAATGAATTTGCCAGCTAGGCGTGTTATAGTTGCTGGTGTTCATCGTGGTCTCATCGAAGTAGAAAATTATGATATTCAACAAATGATTGGCAGGGCTGGTCGTCCCAAGTTCGATCCTCGTGGAGATGCCTATATCCTTATCCCAGAATCAGAGAAGGATCGATGGGTTTCGAAATTAAAAAATAAATCTATTATCAAAAGTACTTTATTAGATTTTGTTGGAGATTCGAATAATCCTCATTACAAAGTGCTTGCTTTTCATATAGTTTCAGAAATTCATCAAGGAAACGTTAAAACAAAAGAAGGTTTTAGGGATTGGTTTAAAAATAGTTTTGCTTATTACCAAAATATTAATTTTGATGAAGACATTATCGATAGAACTATTTTTTTATTAGAGCAATGTGGGGCTATTAGAAAAGAGGAGGATGAGTATCGATGCACCGCCGTTGGTAAAATTGCTAGTATTTTATATTTTTCTCCTTTTGATGTAAGTGATTTAAGAAGAAATTTTAATAATGTTTTCAAAAATGATTACGAAGAAAATGATCATGTGGTGTCTTTGGCTTTAGGAAACATCGACTCGTACAGGTGGTCAATTTGTAACAAACAAGAAAAAGAATCTATTCTTCAATATAAGATTCAAATAGATAAATTTTTTGGCAGAGACAAAACACCAGACTCGGTTTGTAAGATAGGTTGTGCTTACCACAATATGCTGAAAGGAAGAAGAGATAACCCAGTTCTTCAATCATTGTTTGGTTCTCTATCTTCGGATCTTGATAGAACCTTCCAGGTATTAAATTATTTAGATAACATGTCTTGTAAATGGGATAAAACTCAATATTTCAAAATATTAAACATGAGGATAAGATATGGTGTTGAATCCCATTTAGTAGATCTTTGTAGAATACCTAATATAGGTGCGGTGCGTGCTAAAAAATTAAAGTTAAAAAATATAAATAATCTAGAAGATTTTATAAAGTATGACTCAAAAACTCTCAGCAAAATAACTGGGTGTAGCGAAAAGATAACGCAAGAATCTCTTTTGGCTGCTAAAGAGATTCACACCAACGATCAAATAACTTAATTTTCTTTTCCAAAAAAACCCTCGGGGTACTCCATCTTAACGGTTCCGCTTCCGTTTGTTTTTTCTCCTTTATCATTTTCTACCCAAAATTTAACTTCCTTCACCTCTGTTGAAAACTTATCTGCTTGATTTGATATTGGATCAAAAAATTCTTCTTCAAAAAAACAAAAATCCTCAGCAGATACCGGTAATTTTTTTCTTTCCCCCTCAAACAGAATTACAATTGAACACTCGTTTTTGTTTTCGTCAAACAATTTGCAATTCCCACAAATTTTTTCTATTTTTTTAGTTTTCATAAAAACTTTTTTTTGTTATGATCTATTTTAGATTAAAATAACTTAGTATTTTTAAACTCTTTTTGGAGCAAAATATGAAAATCATAGGAATAGCAGGGCAAGCACAAAACGGCAAAGATTCAATAGCTGATAGATTGGCTCTTAGACTTAATTCTTCTCCAAAAAATTGGCAAAGGATGGCGTTCGCATCTGCTGTTAAAAAAGTTTTTTGTGAAACTTTTAATGTTGATTTAGAATTTATTGAAAAGTGGAAAACCATCTCAGAGAATCCTCCTGGCTTCGACTGCACTGTTCGGCAAGCTTTGCAATTTATTGGGGACGGATTTAGAAAGATTAAATCTAGTGTTTGGTTAGATTTAGCCTTCAGAGACAAGCAAGTTTCCACCATCGTTTCCGATGTAAGATATGTTAATGAATTTTCTAGAATCAAAAGTGAGGGCGGATTAAACATATTGGTCGCTAGACCTGATAAAATAAACTATGATTCCAACGACTCTGAGGCCCAAATTCGTCCATACTCCAATTATCTACTATCTAGATTTAGAAACGATAAGTCGGGTGTTGTTAATTTAAAAAACATAAATTGGTCAGAATCCAAAAAATTAGTTTTTCAACCACCCGAACACATTGAAATGTTTGATTTGTTTGTTTGTAATTGTGGAACAAAAGATGATCTTTATAATTTAGTTGATCATCATGTTGTGCCTTTTTGTGAAAATTTCGTCTTTAAAAATTAAGGAGCTTTATGCCGTACATTAAACTTAGTGATCGCAATAAATTTGAAAAGCCTATCGCAGAAATCTTGGGAATACTATCGGATAGTACCGATAACTTTTATACCAAGGGTGAGTATTTTGCATATTTTGTAAATCGTTGTGTTAAAAGATTTTTATCTGATCCTGAGTATGTTCAAAATTCTTTTAACTCTGCTTTTTTCAATGAATCCAAGAAAAAATCTTTATCTAATGCTGCTGATAGTATAGCGGCTCTAATTAACAGATCAGATCCCATAGCTGGTGCTGGTGATTTGAATTATGCTATCTCTTCGGTCATGTGGGGTTTTTTAGGCGAAGCCAAAGGTTTTCACAAAATAGGTTATGGAATAAGAGCTTATTTAGATGGTATCTTAGAAAAGATCAAAGAATCTATTGAGACCGTGAATAATGGATCCCAAAAAGATTCAACTATGGCTTTTCGTCGTCATTTAGTTATAAAAGGTGTTTTGAGTCACATAATGAAAGAAACCTACCGACTTAAAACAGTTCCTTATGAGCAAGGAAAAATTGAAGAAAATGGTGATGTTTGGGTTGATGGTTGTTTGAATGTAGGTTTGAATAGCGATGAGTGAAGAAATCAAATCTGGCCTGATAAAACCTCTTGATATGAAGTATGTTCCTAAACGTTGGGGTTGGGAACTGTGGATTTGTAATAATGAAAAGTATTGTGGAAAAAAACTTTTTATCAAACAGGGTCACCATCTTAGCTACCATAGACACGAAATAAAGGACGAGGTATTATTTTGTGAATCTGGCCGGATTGTTTTTACTCATAATTTAAATGAAGAAGTTGAATCGATTGAAATGACTCCTGGCTACGCTTTTCATGTGCCTCCTGGAGTCACACATCAAATGCAGGCACTTGAAGATACAATTTTAATTGAATTTTCAACCCAGCACTTTGACGAAGACAGTTACAGGACCACTACCGATTTAGTTTTGGGCAAAAAGGTAAATTTATAAGATGCTTGACACGGAAAAATTAGTTAAAGATTCATATTATATAAATTCTAATGTGATTGAGTTTTTGATTATAGAAAATCTTGCTTTAAAGTCTTTACTTCATGAAAAAGGAATAGTGGATCCCGAGGAATATAAAAAGCATCAAATTCAAGCCGCCCAATTGGTAGAAAAGCGTGTAAGCGATCAAATAGAACAATATAAGAAAAACAATTCAAAAATTTTTGATGTTTTGAATAATTTAGAACAAAAAAACAAGATTTCCCAGACATCGGCTTGACACCAAATATTGTTTGTACTATTCTTTCTTAAAGTTTCGTCTTTAAAAAATCTGGAGATCTTCAAGTGAAGACCGTGGCCACCACAAATATATCTCTGGGCGATATCCACAGTGATATTCAAAAAGGATTAATTAATATACCAGATCATCAAAAGTTTAGATCAAAAGCTGGCGGCATATGGCCTGATTCTAATTCAAATAATTGGATTTCTACAATCGAAAAATTAGCCGAAGACGACACTGTAACAAGTTCAGAAAAAAACCTAGGACATAGTATTGTTACTTATAAATTAAAAGGTTTTACCGATGGTTTTCCAAAAAACTTAAACGATGGAGCACATCGAGTTTTGCACTCCATTGACCGGCATTTGGTAAAGATTTCTCCTGAAGAAAAAATTAAAGTATCAAATCCAAAAAAATATAAAGAACAAGTTCAAAAATATGAAAATTTCTTAGATTGTTTAAAGAAAGTACAGATTACAGAGCAGTATAAAATTTATGAAAATCTAAAGGAGGCAGTGGATGATTTCATAGTCCTAAACACAGCGGGGACCATTTCATCTCTTTATGAAGTACTTAGTTCTAAATTTCCATCTTGTGTAAATAAATGGGATAAAGAACCGTTCAGCGAACTGTTAAACAGAATTGATACATCAATTGCTGTTAAGTTGATAAGTCTTGGTCATGACCCTAAAAAAGTTGGGGAAATTCATCGTGAAGACAGCACATCGGCTAGACGCAACAAACAGAAATTTATGAGGGATAATCGTGCTTCGTTTTTGAGGTGGTATCTTAAAATAAATAAAACCGCCCATTATGATGGCGTTTCTTCGCAATATTTAACGTCTAGTGACAAAAGGGGTCATCTCAAAATAGAAAGTGATTTGATCGATTTTTTTAACGAAAATGGATATAATGGATCTAAAAAAATAATAGAAAAATGGGAGATTTTTTTAAATAGGTATTTTGCTTTTTATGAACAAATTTATGTGAAAAAAATGGGTAATTTTAGAAGAAATAGTACATCATCCGCTTGTTGGTGGATCAGCACAGTTATTTATTTATTGAATAATGGTTTTTCTAAATCAGACTTGAAAAAATTAACCGAAACATGGTTTGAAAAATATCGTGGTACAACGACTATTATTGTAGGAGAAAGAAAAGCCACCACACAATTGCAAAAATTTAATGCTATAGTTTATGATGCTTTTGGATTAGATAAATCTAAAGTAGAAAAAAAAACAGAGAAAAGAATTAGAAATAAAAATAAATTAAAACCGGGATTTCATGAAAGTCACATAAATCCTTTTTCCACTCATGGCAATGGTGAAACTTTAATAGAAAATGCTGTTGAAAATTTGGATAGAGGTCCAAGAAAAATGACAGAAGAAGAAATAGATAGTAATCGTGCTTGTCAAAATGTAGTTTATAAATAAATTTTCTTACTCATTCAAAAAGCGAACCTGTTGTTTCTTGATCTTGTTTTTTAATTTGCCCAATCCCACTTCGGTCAACACAACAAAATTCCATCCTAAATTTGTGCAAAAGTTGTTTGCTGCAACCCATTTGCATTTGTTTTGTTCATAATTTGTTTGATTGGCCGGTTTTATTTCCCAGATTTCTATTGAATTGTCAATAAATGTTACTTTTAAATCAGGTATGTAGTTGTGCCACTTTCCTTTAAAAAAGTATGGTATTTTTATATCTTCGTATTTAAAGTTGGCTACATCCACATCAGATTCTAAACATTCAAAAAATTCACATTCCATACCTGATTTATATTCAAAATCTCTTGAGCATTTTTTAGAAGAAAAGGTTCCTTGTCTAAATGATGGCTTTCTTGTTTTCTTTCTTTCTTTTTTTCCGCTAGGCCCAGTTTTAAAATCATGCCAAACAGCAACCCTTGTTTGTGTATTTTTTGGCATTACCCTTGATGGGTGTTTCGCTTTATAATGGGTTTTTAGACAACGAACTGGTGATTTGCAGTCTGGACATATAATGTATTCACGACCTTCATCATGACTAGATGTGATGTGTTCTTTATATTCTTCATAATTTTCATAATTTTTACCACAAACAAAACATTGATATCTTCTTGTTTTTGGTTGTCCAGCATCTTCGAATAACAAAGGCATCCTCTCTCCTAGGTTCTGCAATCTGTAATTTTTTGAACAAATTGTATTGTTTCTTTGAGTTTTTTGTCCATCTCTAGAACTAAAATTTCTACTATTTCGTAAAGTTCTTTTACTACACTTTCTCTATTTGTGTGGGTAAGAGGACCGTCGTTTATCATGATGTAAGAAACCGAGTCTTTTTTAATGTCTAGAGTGTATTTGTAGGTTAAGTTTCCAACTTGTATTTTTGTTATAAATAAATCCCATGTTACATTGGGACTCACTGAAACATCTAATTCGGTAGATTTAAATTGTGTTCCTCCAAGGTGGCTCCAAGCTAGGCCACAACTTTTTGTTTTTTCTACTATTTCTCTTACTAAAGCTTCATTATAGAGATCTTGTAATTCTAAAATTGATGGCATAATTTTCTCCTAATCCTCGTCGGTGCGGTTGAGGCTTGTTTTTTTATCTTTATTTTTATTATCTAATATTTTAATGTTGTTGTTTTCTTTTTCTTTGTTAAAAAAACTATTTTTTAGATTTTCTATTAGTTCCTCTTCTTCTATAACTTTTATTTTTTTTATGTCTTTTTTTCCTAATATATTTTTACTTGGCTCCCCGTTAACCATTCTGCTCAAGTTACAAACCGTGAAGGTCGCTTCTTCTTCCCAACCTTTTGGCAAGTCATTATTTTTGATTTTAGCAAATATAATTCTTCCTTCTTCGTTTGTTCCAAAATATTCTTGATCTTTTTTAAAAAACAGAATTAAACCATTGTCATTTATTATTTGTTTGATTCTGTTTTCTTCCTCTTGCTCCAACAGGCAAAGATCCCAGATATCCATTAAACTTCTAAATTTAGAAAAACCAATTGATTCCAATTTTGCCTCTATTATAAGTACCCTGATACTATATAGACTATATGTTGCGTAGTTTTAAAGAATTCGTGTTGTCTCAAAAAAATGCCCAATTCAAAGAGCAGGATGCTGCCCCATCAATCGGATCCGTTCCAGATACTCCTTCGAATCCTAAAAATTCTACAACAAATAAGCATTTTTTTGCTTCATTAAAAAGACAAATGGGCATGGATAACGATGGTTTGCGTGCCACTTTGGAAGGTGATGCTGTTACAATTTTTCAAGTCCCCGATTATTCTAAAAAATGGGGATTTTTAGTTGCTGGTCCTTGCCCAGCGGTTTTGTCCCAAAGAAAAGATGGCAATTATGATATCACCTATTTGTTAACTCAAAAACAATTATTGAATCCAGAATCTTTCATACTTACGTACAAAACAGGGGAAGATGTGAATCTCTACACTGGAAAAATTGAAGACAAAACAGAGATAATAGACTCCGAAAGTTTACAAGACATACTTACAAAACCTTTTTCTTCTTTATCATCAACATGAAATTTAAAAAATGGCTAGAAATGACTGACACATCAAGTGTTGCTGGTTTTTCCAGAAGAGTGGGCTTTGGAAGACGATGGTGGGTTTCCGATTGGGAACAAAAATTGTTAAATTCTCAAAAAAATCAAAAATCAAAAATTAACAAATCTAAATAAAGTTTGACTCTAAAGCTGGAGGCTTTATGGACGCTTTCTTAGAAGGATTAAATTTAAATCAAATCAAAGGTTTTTTAGTTGGTAAAGAAATATTTATTGATAGTAAATTTTTGAATTTTTTAGTCGATAACCAAACTGATGATTGTTCTCGTATTTGGGCAAACACCATTTTGATAATTCTGTTGAAAGAAAAACAAAATATTCTTAAGATCAATTATGTCAAGCCAGATCTCGATTTGGGATCATGAATTCCTTCTCCTAAATTTAAATCCTTCTCTACATTGTTTTTACCATATGGATTTGATCCCATGTGCGATAACGCCTCTGCCATTTCTCTTTCTTTTTTAACTTTTGGTATATTGTGTTTAAATCGATAATCATGACCAGTAGTTGAACTGTTCCACCGATCTGTCCCTACCGGATTTGAAAAACTAAAATTGCTACTAGTGGCTAATTTTAGTTTTTCCTTAGATCCGCAAAAAGGACACTCAACGGATGGGTATATGTTTTCCTCATCATAATTACTTAATTCATCAAACTCTTTTTGGCATTTTTTGCATTCAAATTTATAAATTGGCATATTATTCTTCTTTCTTATCCTCTTCTTTATGCTTTTCAGTTATTTCTATTAACTTAAAAAATGTTTTTTCTATAATTTTTAGTTTATCATCAATGTTTGTAAAGTTCCAAAACCAACTACTTTTTGCTATATTTATTGATTTTTCTAATATACCTTGATTGATTTTGCTTTGATCTATATCCATATGCATAACATCAAGAATTCCTTGTTGATCCATATAACCAACGACTTCTTCGTCAATTTCTTCTTCATCGTCATAATATTCGTTTTCTTCGTTAAAAAATGATTCCTTTTCATCATTTTGTTCATCGTCATCGTAAAATCTTTCCATTTTTGACCTCATTTTATTACTTGATAAAGTGGAACCATTTTTCTCCATAAATTTATTACTCTTGTTTCGTTCGCTGTCATCTCGGAGGTAACCAACCCACCAGCGTTTGAAAAAGGACATCCTTTCGCTGTATTTATCCATCTGCCACACCCTTTCTTATAACTTACTAGGCAGTTAATCGCTTGTGTTTCTTTGGCTTCAACACAAATATTTTTTGAATTTATTTCTATTTTTTTTTCTTCTAAAAAGTATTCATTTATATTTTCTTTTATATTGATGTTGTTAACAAACCAAACATTTTCTTCTATTAAAAATTTTGATTTATTCAAAAAATCTAAAATATTTTCACTTAAACAATCAATTGCTAAAACAAATGGATTTATGATTAAAAAAGGATCTTTTAAATTGTTGTTATTTTTGATTGAGTCTAATGCGTGAAGCCAATTTAAAAAAAATGGACCATCCTCAGAGAAGGGATTAGATTTTAAACATGGAATTTTAAGCCTCTTAGCCCACTGGAAGTACGAGAATGGAACCTCTTTGTTTCTTTGGCAATAAATCATTACATTAGACTCTGGCATGTTTACGTAGAAAGAATACCAACAGGCAAAACTCTGCCAGTCATCTCCGCTTTCCGTCATTATTAAAATGTTTAAATTCTTACCTGTTTTTGAAACCATAAAATATTATAGAAAGAAATCGTTGACAATTAAAAGGTTTTGTTATAAATTTTAGGTATGATCAATTCAAAATTAACTTGCGTTGATTGAACTTGTTTTGATCATAACAACTAGGATAACTCAACAAAAAAAATGTTGGCGGTGACAGGGAGCCGATCTTGGTAATTAATTTATGGATATTTACAAAAACGTTAACTTATGCACATTTTTATAATTTTAGTTTAATTACCATAATGAATCCCTATTTTTAATTTTTTAAAAAAACCATGTACTTATTAAAAACATACGATGAATCTTTGGACCAAATAGTTAATAATGGAACCTATAGAACAAACAAAAGAACCAAAATTAGAACACGGTCTATTTTTGGTCTGATCAATAGATACAGACTCGACACTGATTATTTTCCTATTGTTACTCGCCGTAAAGTTTATCCAAAATCAGTTTTTGCTGAGTTATTGTGGTTTTTATCTGGATCAACAAATAATAAAGATCTTCAATCTTTGGGTTGCAACTTTTGGTCTCCTTGGGTTGATCCTGATTTTGAAACAAAGAATGGATTTGCCGAGGGTTTATTTGGTCCGGTGTATGGCTTTCAATTAAGACATTTTGGCGGGGAATATGGAAATGGAATAGGCGGAAGATCTTTTACAAATGAAGATAATGTTTTGGGTCAAAATTGTTACGGCAAAGATGGTTTTGATCAATTGAAATGGGTTGTTGATAGAATCAAAAACGATCATTCTTGTAGGAGAACTCTTTGGACTTTGTGGAATCCAAAAGATTTAGAAAAGTCAAGATTGCCTCCTTGCCATATGATGTATCAAGTTTTAGTAGACGATGATAGAAGGATGACGGGCATTCTGTATCAACGATCTTGTGATTTTCCAATAGGTGTTCCAGCAAATATTCAATTTTATAGTGCTTTGACTATAATGATGGCCCAACAAACCGATTGTTTGCCCCATGAGTTTGTTCATTTCACTGGTGATTCTCATGTTTACGATGATCAAGTTGAGGGTGTTAAAAAGTATTTGGAACTTCCAGTGATTGATAGCCCCAAACTAAAGATAAACAAAGCCAAAGATATCTTTAGTTACAAACCAGAAGATTTTGAGATAACGGATCTAGTATCCGGACCTAAAATAGAAATTCCCGTGGCGGTGTGATCTATGCAACTTGTAACTATTTTTGTTGCTTATAATAAAAATTTTGTTATAGCCAATCAATATGGAAAAATTCCCTGGCACATAGCAGAGGATTTAAAGTTTTTCAAAGAATATACTATGGGAAAGCCGTGTATTATGGGTAGAAAAACTTGGGAATCCATCCCAGAAAAATTTAGACCTTTGCCAGGAAGAGAAAATATTATTGTTACCAGAAACCCTAACGATTTCCAAATAGATCAATCTTTTGTTTGTGCTAGACCGACTGTAGAAACAGCATTAAACACAGCCAAAGTTTTTGAGAGAGAAATTTGCGTTATTGGCGGCGGCGAAATATACAAATATTTTATTGACAACAATCTAGTTGATAGAGTTATAGCAAGCGAAATTAAAGAATACCAAGATGTTCAAGGCTCTGTTTTTTTCCCAGATTTAAAAAAAATGGGTTGGAATTTTTATTTAGAAAAAGAATTTGATGAATTCAATGTTTATCAATATGTTAAAAATAATTCTAAATAATGGGTGAAAAATTTTAAATTTAAAAACTTTTTTGAGCAGATGTATTCTTCGAACGCAGTTGTTAAATATGGACCCGGTTTAAAAGTCGTTGCCATCATCGATCAGGGCATTGTAGACTTTTATAGGAATTTAATACCAAAATATTACAATGCAAAACCTCAAAAACATAAAGCACACATAACAATTGTTCGTGAAAATAAAGAAAGCCCCAAAAATATGAAATTTTGGGGCAAATATCAAAATAAAAACGTAGAGTTTTTTTATGATAACAACGTACAGACAGATGGTGTTTATTTTTGGCTTGATGCACTAAGTGAAGATATTGGAAAAATAAGAGAAGAATTGGGGCTTTCAAAATTTAGAGATGATAGAGAATTTGGAGGCCACCTCAGATCTGCATATCACATCACAATTGCGAACACAAAAACATGAAAAAAAATAAAAAAGATTTTTTGGATCCAGCAACAATATTTTATATTGGTAGAATTACATTTATTGCAATTTTTCAAGCCGTTGTTGGCAGATTTTTTGTAAAAACTTTTGAACCTTATTGGATAAAATTTAAAAATTGGTATTCGAAAAAGTGAACTATGGATGTTGTCGATAAATTTTTAAAAAATAATAGAAACAAAAAAATTAAAATTCATTGCATTGGCGATGCAATTATAGATGAATATTATAACGTAAAAGTAGACAGAATCAGTCCCGAACATCCTGTTCCGGTTATGTCTTGTCAAAATGAACACGTTTCTAGACCTGGGGGCGTGGCTAATGTTGCCTATCAATTAAAGCATCTCAATGTTGATTCGATTCTCACATGCTTTCCCGATAGCAATGCTTTAAATTTGTTTCAAAATCATAATATTAAAACAAAATATAAAGAAATATCCGCAAAACCTATTATTCCTACAAAAAGAAGATACTTAGACGATGACGTTCAGGTTGCTCCAAGACATGATTTTGAATTTCCTTTTTGCAATTTAAAACACGATGATGTTGATGACTACTCTCTTTTTGTTAAACAAGCAATAATCGAAGAAAAGCCCGATGTGATAATCCTATCAGATTATAATAAAGGTTTTTTTTCAAGTGAAAATTATAAGATAGTTGATTTTTGTAAAGGCATAAAAACTATAGTTGATCCAAAAAAAGGACCATTAGAAAAGTGGAAGGGCTGCACTATTTTTAAACCTAATTCAAAAGAATCCTTTGAATTGACGGGCAAAAAAGATTGGCATGATCAAGCAAAGTTTTTATATGATTTTCTTGAATGCGAATCAGTTGTAATTACTTTTGGTGGCGAAAAAGTAGTTGGAATTTATAAAGAAGATTTTTTTGAATTTTATCCAAAAAACAAAGTATCTAATGTTCAAAGTGTTATAGGTGCCGGTGATTGTTTTGTGGCTTTTTTTGCAACGGCTGTAGGGCATGGCTTTAACCCAATAGAATCTTCAGAGATTGCTTGGGCAGCAGGATCTGTTTATGTTCAACACAAAAAGAATCGTCCTGTTGTTCCGGCAGAACTTTCTGCCAGTAAGATAGTTTATCCAGAGGATTTAAACTCAAGAGATTTTAAATTAGTTTTTACCAATGGTTGTTTTGATATTTTGCATAAAGGTCATATTGAGACACTTAAATTTGCTAGAAGCAAAGGCGATAAATTAGTTGTTGCTTTAAACTCAGACGAAAGTATAAAAGTTATAAAAGGACGAGACAGACCTGTTGTCCCTCTCGAACAACGCATAGCCGTTATGGCTGCTATTCAATACGTAGATTTTGTTGTTGTTTTTGATGAAACTAATCCTCTAAATTTGATTAAAAAAATACAGCCTGATGTTGTTGTCAAAGGATCTGAATATGATTTAGATTCTATTGTTGGTCACGATATTGTTAAAGAAGTTTATCAATCGCCCATGGTGCCAAATGTTAGTACTAGCATTATTCTAAAAAATCACTTTTTTGAACAAACGCAACCCTGACACAGGCATTCCATACTGCAATTGTTATTACAACAACATATTTTTTTAGTAGAGTTGCATTTGCAACCATTGCATTTTTTTGTTTGGCAACCAGAGATCCAAATTAAAGCAAAAATTAAAAATAATTTGATAAAAATCATTTTTTGAACCTCTAAATATTTAGAGGTATTTATGACTAATAAAATTGGTTTTTGCTTTACTGGAGAGGGTGCTAGAGGATCAATACAATCCGGAATCGCTTTGGGACTTCATAAACAAGGAATAAACGCCGATTTTACTATCGGAATATCGTCCGGATCTATATGTGCTGCTTCTTATGCTTATCTAGGACCACAAGGGGTTGCCGACATGTGGTCAAACATAAAAAACATTTTTGATGTTTTTGGCTTTAATTATAATTTTTTTTGGAAGTCCGGTTTGTTTAATCAAAGGCCCATGGAGAAAATTGTAAGAAAAGCTGTTCAAAATCAACCTATATGTGAAAGTGTTGTTGTAAGAATGAAAATTGAAAATGGTTATATGGACTATGTTTCAAACGCATCGGTTAATAAAGATGATTTTATCGAGGCTGTTTTGGGGAGTGTGGCCATCACTGCTCTTGTTGAAGATAGAGATGGTTGGGTGGACGCAGGAAGCAGGCAATTGGCCCCTCTAGAACAATGTATAGCAGCGGGCTGCAATAAAATTTATGTTATTATGGGTAGAAGATTTGATATTGATGAGTGGGAAAAACCAAAAGGTTTTTTATCGGCTACAAAAATGGCCTATCGTGCTTTGGATATAAGTCTTAATGAAATAATGATGAGAGATATAAATTTTTGTCTAAAAAATGAAGATAGTCCCGGTTATCAAGGCGTTGAAATACATTTAGTTCAACCAAAAGAAACACTATTTGAGTCGGTTAGTTTTAATCGTTGCAAGGAAGGCGTAAAATATGGTGAATTTAATTTCGAAACTACGGATAGAAAAGCATTAATGAAATATTTCTCTTTATAATATATATTTTATGAGTTTATCATTTAAAAATTGGTTGAAAGCAGAATCGCAGGCTATAGGGTCTACGGGCAAAAGTGATTTGCCAACGGGTGTTGCCAAGGCCGCTGGCAAGGTTGCTCAAAGTTTTTTAGCCCAAGACACAAACGCAGCCGACATTTCAAAAATTGTTGGCAAAACTAACAACACATCTAATTTAATCAAACTAGGAGCACAAGCTGTTGAAACTGCTCCAAACTCTGACGCCAAGGGAACAAATGCTTTGCAGGTGGCCAGTGCCATTCAAAAAACTGCCGCACAAACAAAACTTAAAATGAATAAAAAATGAAATTTAAAGATTATTGTGTGGATTGTGATTTTTTAAATCCTAAATTTTTTGAACAAAACTTTTTTACCTTTAAGGATTTTAAAAAAAATTTAAATAGTTCAATAAATTTGAAAGGGCCAAGCTCTGTCAGAAGATCTTTGGCTGCTGGAAAAGTTAGAAGTCCTTCAAGGCCGGTTGTGTTTTCTTCTTTAAATAAGCCCCCCGTTATCCCCTCTGTTTTGGAAAATAAAGGTATCAATTCGTGTTTGCAAAAAAATGTTGATTTTGTTGTAAACAAAATCAAGGATCATCACGAAAGACTTTCAAAAAAATACAATTCCACTTTAGCAACAATGATCATATCTGCTGCCTTAATTGGTTCTTTATTTCCTATTCCTGGTGCTACACTTTTTTCTTGTCTTCCTTTTTTAGGTTTGGCAGAAGCGATGAACTTTCTGAAAAAAAATCCTAAAATGCTTAAAAAAATAGATTTGTTCTACTCCGCTGATAAGCAAGATGTTGAAAAAGACGCAATTCAAATTGATGTCTTGTAATTAATTTAAAAACACGTTATAATTAATTGAACACACTTGATTAAAAGCAAGGAGCACTAAATGTCTGACAAATCATCGGCCCTTAAAAAATACTCTGATCTTTATGATCGTAAAGAATTTTTGTCTTTAAATGAAGAAATGTCTTTTGGTGAATATTTAGATCTATGTCGAGAAAAGCCAAAACTAGCCAGAAATGCTTTTCAATATGTTTACGACATGATAGTTGAAAAAGGCACCAGCACATTTGAGAGATATAGAAAAACTTATACCAAGTATCATTTTTTTGACGACAATGAGATACCAGTTTTTGGCTTAGAAGAAACGTTGTCAAGTTTTGTTGATTTTATTCATGGAGCCGCTGGTGGCTACGGCACCGAACGCCGTGTTTTGTTATTGCACGGGCCAGTTGGTTCTTCAAAATCAACAATTTGCCGCAGGCTTAAACGTGGATTGGAACAATATTCAAAAACGCAGGAAGGTGTTTGGTATACCTTTAAATGGGTAGATCTGCCTGTTGTTGCGGACGATAAAGGACCGGCTGTTTTTGTAAACAAAGAAGACGTTTGTCCAATGAATGAAAACCCAATTAAACTCATGCCCGGATCGATGAGAAAAGAATTTTTGAAAGATTTAAATGAAAAATTAAAAGATTCCTCATCGGAAGCCGAGCGAGAAACCCTTTATGTGCTTGATAGTGAGGGTGACTTAAATCCTAGATGTAAACTTTTTATGTCGATGCTTTTAAAGAGATACGATGGTGATTGGACGGCAGTTGTTGAAAACCATGTTAGAGTAATTCGTCGCACCCACTCTGAGACCGATAGGGTTGGAATTGGAACTTTTCAACCTAAAGATGAAAAAAACCAAGACTCAACAGAGTTAACTGGCGATATGAATTTTAGCAAGATAGGTCAATTCGGCTCAGACTCTGATCCTCGTGCTTTTAATTTTGATGGCGAATTTGAAATTGCCAATCGTGGCGTTTGTGAATTTATTGAAATGCTCAAACTTGATAATGCTTTTCTTTATGATCTTTTGGGAGCAACTCAAGAGCATTCTATTAAACCAAAGAAATTTTCTCAGGTTAACATAGATGAAGTTATCGTTGCTCACACCAACAACCCAGAATTTGAAAAATTAAAAAATAATCAATTCATGGAAGCACTAAGAGATAGAACTGTTAAGGTGGATGTTCCTTATCTCTTACGTTGGAGCGACGAGATTAAAGTTTACGAACACACCTATGGTCCAGGTAAAGTTCGCCAACACATCATGCCTCACACTCTTGAGATAGCCGCTTTATTTGCTGTCTTAACTCGATTGGAAGATGACGGCAATGGCAAACTTGATTTGCGAGATAAGGCTAAACTTTATGATGGAAAGCAACTCCCAGGCTGGACAGAGGACACCGTTAAGGAATTGCGTGATAAATTTCCAGATGAGGGTTTTCACGGTCTTTCGGCAAGATATGTTCAAGACAAGATTGCAAATCGTCTTGCTCGTCACAAAGATTACTTGAATGTTTTTCATGTTTTGAGTGAACTTAAAGATGGTCTAAGTCAATCTTCTTTGATCACTAAGGTAGAAGATATTAAGAGATACGAATTTTGTGCAGAATTGGCAATCAAAGAATTGGATGAAATCTTGAAAAATGAAGTTCAACGTGCTTTAGTTTCAGATGAGAAGGCTATTGAGCGTATGTGTTCTAAGTATGTTGATAACGTAATAGCTTACGTTAACGATGAAAAAATGATTCACCCAATAACAGGATCTAAAATGGATCCCGATGAAAGACTGATGCGTTCTATTGAAGAAAAAGCAGGCATACCAGAGCAAGGTTGCGATGATTTTAGAAGAAGTTTGGCTGCTTTTATAGGTACACTTGCTACTCGTCAAAAACAATTCAAGTGGGACAGCAATCCTGAGTTAAAGCGTGCTTTAGAGTCTAAAGTTTTCGAAGATGTTAAGGACACTATTAAATTGTCTTCTTTAACAAAAGAAGCTTCTCAATTAGACCCAGATCTTCAAGAAAAAATAGACGCTATTAAAACAAGATTGATAAAGCAGTACGGATACAATCAACAATCAGCAACCGATGTGCTCGAATACTGTAGTTCTATCTTCGCCCGAGGGGATATTCAAAGATAATCAATAATTATTTAACATTATAAACATTATTGAGAGCGAGGTGTGCTATCCCTAAAAGAATTCAAGAAGATCATAAAAGATTCAGGGACGTAGTTTCCGGAAGAACAAGAAGGGAACTTAAACGTTTCATTAAATCAGGTGCGATAGTTCGGCAAAGGCCGAAAGGTGGCAAGGTTACTATTTCCATTCCACAAATTGACATTCCACACTTTGTTCATGGTGACTCAGGTGAAGGGATTGGTCGGGGTCCGGGGAAAGAAGGTGATACTATTGGCCGTGACCCACAGCCCGGTAATGGCAATCAAGCTGGAGATCAAGAAGGCGAGGGCATCCATATTCAAATCGACATGGAAGATGTTCTTGCTTTTATGGAAGAAGAGTTAAAACTTCCATTTATGAAACCTAAGCCGAACGAAACATTTGAAGAAGTTAAGATCAAGTATAATGATATTTCAAAAGTTGGTCTTAACTCATTGCGGCACACACGCCGCACAATGAAAGAAGCATTGAAGCGTCTGGCGATGGGAGGCAAGTTGGACCAAGTCCAACTTGTCCCCGGAGCCAGCGTTCCAATGAAGGTTATAACCCCAATTAAACAGGATTTTAGATATAGGCAATATCGTGAAATAAAAATACCAGCATCCAATGCTGTTATATTTTTTGCTAGAGATTGTTCTGGGTCAATGGATGATTATAAGTGTGATATAGTTTCAGATATGGCTTGGTGGATAGACCGTTGGATAAAAAGATTTTATAAAAGAGTAGATCATTGTTATTATGTTCACGACACACGTGCTCAAGAAGTTAATGAGCAAGAATTCTATACTTATAGATACGGGGGAGGAACGCAATGTTCCTCAGCATTTGAATCAATATCCCATCAATTTGAAAATAGATATCCTCCTCAAAAATTTAACATTTATGTTTTTTATTTCACAGATGGAGATAATTGGGATAATGATAATGAAAGAGTAGTAAAAATAATTCAAGAAAAATTTCCTCAAGGAGTTGTAAACTTCGTAGGAATAACTCAAATTTGTTCATACTTAAATGAAAAAAGTGTAAAAGAATTTATTGATCGAAAAATAAATTCAAATGAACTTGACGCAGAACACATCAGAACTGCCGAAGTTGGATCAAATCTAAGAAATGGCAAAATGAGTGAAGATGATCGAAACAGCCAGATTCTAGATGCCATTAAAAAACTTTTATCTGTAGAAGCATGAGTGATCAAAAGTTTAAAGAATTTGTTGACCAAGGTGTTGCGGCAGCAAATAATTATTTTCATACTGGCAGATACGCCAATGCTTTGGAGATACTATCAGCCGTTAAACAGGTTGATTCGAACAATGATATTGTTGAATTACTTATTCAAAAAATTTGTTGTGAACAATTCAATATCAAATCCCCAGATTTAAATTATTATTTTGGAGAACACTGGCTTGGTCAATCGCTAGAAAACAAAAGTATAGAAATTTTTTGTGACCAAGGAATGGGAGACACAATAAATTTACTTCGTTATGTAAAACAATTAAAGAAAGAATATCCTAATTGTAAAATTGTTTTAAATTATTATGCTTTTTTTAATCAATTTGAAAGGTTGATGCAAAATCAACCTTACATTGATTTATTTACTCCTTTTCATACTAAGTGTGATTATCATACAAACATAATGAGTTTACCTTGTATTCTTAATGGAATACAACTTGATATTTATTACCCTGTTCATTTTGATAAAATATTAAATCTACCTCCGCCACCTCAAATTTGCTTTGAAGAATTTGAATCTTTAAATCTAAGTGATAAAAATAAAATAGGTTTGGTTTGGCAAACAAATATAGATAATCCATTATCTAAACAAAAATCAATAAATGTTGATCTTTTTGATATTTTTAAAGATTTAGATTTTGAATTTTATTGTTTACAACCGCAGGCTGAGATTCCCAATTGGATCAATTGTTTGCCAATTGAAGACCTACACGACACAGCCAGATTCATAATGCAATGCGATTTTGTTATTTCTGTAGACACGGTTGTGCTGCATCTTGCTGGGGTTTTGGGTAAAAAAACTTTTGGATTAATTCCTCTAGATCATGATCCTAGATGGGGTAAAGATTCGGATAATATCTGGTACCCATCGGTAGAGTTGTTTAGACAAAACAATGATTATGATTGGTGTATTGCCTTAAATCAAATAAAAGATAAAATAAAAATTTTAAAGGACAAAAAATGAATAAATCTAAAATGATGAGCGGATCTCCTATTCTGACTGGGGACAACAACATTCCGGGTCTGAAGATTCACAAAGAAGTTTTAGAAGTCCTTCCTCAAATAGAAGAAGCTTGTCATAAGATGGGCTTAGATTATTTTCCCATTATTGTTGAGTTTGTTCGTTACGATGAAATGGCCGAGTTGGCTAGTTATGGAGGGTTCCCTGTTCGCTATCCTCATTGGCGATTCGGTATGGAATACGAAGAGATGGCTCGTGGTTACGAACACGGTCAATACCGCATATCAGAAATGGTAATCAATGCTTCCCCCTGTTACATATATTGCATGGATTCAAATACTTTAGTTGATAATGTTGATGTTATAGCACACGCTATTGGACATAATGATTTTTTTAAGAATAATATATTTTTTGAGCCAACAGATGAAAACATGATGAACAAGTTGGCAAATCATGGCACAAGAATCAGGAAATACATGGCCCGTTGGGGGCATGAAGTTGTCACAGAGTTTATAGACCACTGTTTAAGGTTGGATACTTTAATCGATCCTCACAGGGCTTGGCGAAAAAAGAAGATCAAAGAATCGGTTGTTCGTGATGAAAGAAAATATCAACATCCTAAGCGTTTAAAATCGCAAAACAACTATATGGATGAGTGGGTTAACAGCAAGGACTATATTGATCAGCAAAATGAAGATATCAAAAAACAAGAAACCGCTCATTTTCTTGATATCTTCGAGGGATCTTGTAAGGATATTCTTGGTTACTTAAAAGACAACGCTCCTTTAAAGCCCTGGCAGCAAGATATTATCTCTATGCTTTATGATGAAGCTATGTACTTTAGTCCGCAACGTGCGACTAAAATGATTAACGAAGGGTGGGCTAGTTTTGTAGATTATCATATTCTTTGCAGGATGGGATTGGCATCGCTAGGCCAACCTAGTGAAGATGCTGGCATTTGGCATTACGCAGAACACAAAATGAGAGTTTTAGGAGGAAAGTATAGCCAAAATCCTTATAAACTTGGTTTTGAATTGTTTTTAGATATAGAAGATCGTTGGAACAAAGGAAAGTTTGGTGATGATTGGGAAAATTGTGATAATATACACGAAAAAGAAAATTGGGATAAAAAATTAGGCTTAGGTATGGAGAAAATTTTTGAAGTAAGAAAAAACTATAATGATTTTTTAATGATCCAGGAATTTTTCACACCAGAGTTTTGTGAAAAGAAACAGTTTTTTGAGTGGAAACACTTTCCTAATGGCGAATATAAAATTGTAAATCGTGATTTTAAAAGTATTAAAAAGAAATTACTGCAAAAATACTTAAATGCAGGTCTTCCTGACATACGTCTACTAGACCCGAATCATTTGGGCAAAGGTTGGTTTTACATGGAGCACCAATCAGACGGCAGAACGCTTTATGATAGTTACGCTCGTGAGACCATCACATCCATACAGAAAATTTGGAAAAATGTTGTAGTTTTGTCTACCAAAAATAAAGATGGAATTGAGTGTGTTTATGTTTGTGACGGGTCTCAGCAAGACAAAAATGTTCATTACATGACTAGAGAAGAATATGAAAAAGAATTTCTAAATAATTAGTATGGAAAATATTCCTCAAATTAGAACTCTCTTCATATCAGACGTTCACTTAGGAAGTAGACACTCTTCTACAAAAAATTTATTAGAATTTTTAAATTACATAAAAGAAAATCATAAAATAGAAAAAATTTATATTGTTGGCGATTTTATAGATGGTTGGAAATTAAAAAGAAACTGGTACTGGAACGACGAGTCTAGTTTGGTTCTTAGAAAAATATTGAGTTTTTTAAGAAGAAATGTTGAAATTTATTATGTGGCAGGTAATCATGACGAATTTATTCGTATATTTATAGAAGATTTTCACATAGGTGATTTTGGATCTATTCACATAGGCAATGAATTTATTCACAACACCGTGGACGGTAAAAAATTTTTGGTTATTCACGGCGATATTTTTGATTTTGCAACAAAGTATGCAAAATGGTTGTGTTTTTTAGGAGATATAGGCTATAGTTTACTTTTGAGACTAAATAAATTGGTATCTTTTGTAAGATCTAAATTTAAATTAAAAAATTGGTCTCTAAGTAAGGCTATTAAACACAATGTCAAACACGCAGTCAACTTTATAAGCGATTTTGAAAATTGTTTAATTTCTTATTCTAAAGATAAAAAATGCGATGGTTGCATCTGCGGCCACATCCACACCGCCGATTTAAAAACTATGTCCGATGGCTTTGTTTACGCCAACACCGGCGACTGGGTGGAATCATGCACTGCTGTTTATGAAGATTTTGATGGGAAACTACATTTATTTAATTTTTTAAATTAGTTTTGGGGCTTGTTTGGTTGATGACACATCACGCTGGATTTAATCTTCCTATAGATTCTAAAAAGATTCTTAATGCATTATCAAAATCATCAACCTCTGTTTGCGTTAATGATGACCCAACAGAATAAAAAGATATATTGCCTGCTCCATTGCCTGCTATTCCTGTAGAATCAGTTCCAAATCCAAATATTGTAAAACTAGAAGTAATAGTGCCAGATATTGTCTCAGGAGCTAGGGTGTAAGTATTGTTAGTTCCCCTGATATTAATAATAATTCCAGAATTAGTTCTACTAGCAATCGCTCTAGTTGGAAAAGAACTTCTAAAACTAGGAATATTAATACTATCAGTCGAATGACATACGCTAAAGTCTACTGCTGAAAAAATACCAACACTAAGTTTAAATATTCCTGGTAAATTCCACCCTATATCTGGATTTCCTGGACCGCCACTACTCCATTGAGCAGCAACAGCGAAGTGTGCTGTTTGTAAAGAAGGAAGCATTGTAGTTTTTAATCCTGTATCAAGTTTTCCGCTGCCGCCTCCGCTTCCTATGCCTTTAGAGGATAGAGAGGACAGAGAATCGTTGTAAGAAAAAGATGTATTATTGACATCATAATAGTTACCTAATAGAGTATTTGTATTTGGTCCCCTATAAAGAGGGACTAGTGCCGCCGCCAGATTACTTCCGCACATAAGATTTAATCTGTATATTTTACTTCTAATTCCAATACTATCTATAGTATTTGCAAATACATTAACAGCATCAGCAGTACTAGTAGAGATTGTTCCACCGTTGGTGTATGCAGCATCTATCCATCTCTTTACTTCTGAGTTTGTCACAGCGGTGAACGTGTTGCTAGGCTTTCCTCTATTAAGAGCATCATTAAATGAATCTATGATAGAAGTCAAAGTAGAAATTTCTGAACTACTTAGATTAAGTCCGATTGTATATAAAGATAGTCTAGCATCAGTATGAGATGTACCAGAATTATTTTGTCCTATTTTTTGAGCAAATACTCCTATGGAAGTTGTGTTTGATGTGGAATATGATGGTCTATTATTACTAGCTATGACATCTGCATATAATTTATTGTTATTATCGCTATCAGACACTCCAATTACAAATGTTTTTTCCGCTATTGGTAGACTAATACTGACAGATAATTGGCCAGAATCACTCCCTGTCAAATAAGAAACTGTTGTTGTGGTCCCATCTGTTTGTATTCTGGTATCACTAATAAAATCCGATGCCGTATTTGCTTTCGCCCCCATTATTACTCTATAAGCGACAGAGGGTAGCTTGTTCATCACAAATCCAAAATGTTTATACGTTGCAAAATTCTGTGATAATCCGGTATCTAGCCATTTAGTTGAACCATTGCCTATTAATCCACTATTTTCATTAAAGTCAGAAGATATAAAATTATTATTACTGTCGGAAACTGGATTCCCGTATATGAGTGTCCTATCCGTTCCTCTGTATAATGGAACTAAACATGCGGCTAAATTATTGCCACAAAATAGATTCATTCTATAGAATTTATTACGTAAATTATTGGAATTTATACTATCGCATAATGTATTCACAGCACTAGCAGTAGCAGTACTAACTGTACCTCCATTGCTATAAACATTATCAATCCATATCTTAGCATCTTCGTTTGTTACAGAAGCGAACTGTGAACTTGGTCTAGTTCTACCCATTTCCGCATTAAATGAGACTAAAGCATTATTAAATGCCGATACTTCTTGGGTTGTTAATCCCAGTCCTATATGATACATAGAAATGCGACCATTGCCGTAGCCGGTTATAGTGCCGTTATTGTTGTTAGCATGAATGACAAATCCTATGAAGCCCCTAACAGCGGCAGCCGAGTTAGATGTTGTTCCTGATATACCATTCCATCCATGAAAGTAACTACTACCGGATATTCTAGAGTAGATATGATGACCAGTCAATATAGAGTTGTTTGGGGCACTAGGATAGAAGGTGGTTCCGTCAAGACCTCTGGTAAAACCGTCTCTATAATAGAGAACAGTACTGTTCGTATTAGTATTTTGTGCTACTCCCAAATATGTTGAGAATGCGGTTTCTGTTGGACTAGTAATAAAAGCGCCAAATGATAAACTGCTACTATTGGTAAAATCTGTACCGAGTCCAGTTGCCAGATATTTGTTTAAGCCATTCCCCTTGATTCCTGATAATATACCACTCTCATTATAATCCGAAATAGTAATATTATTAGGTATATCGTATAAGAATCCCCTTTGCGGCCCTGTTCTGCTGTCTCCCCTGTACAGTGGCACAGTACATGCTTCTAAATTATCTCCGCAAAATAAATTGAGTCTATAAAATCTGCTTCGTATGCCAGCCGAGTCTATGCTATTGCAGAAATTTTGTACTGCGGTTGCGGTAGCCACACTAACGGTTCCTCCATTTTTATATACTCTGGTTAGCCAATCCCTGGTATCAAGATTGGTTATAGAGTCAAATTGAGATCCTAGTGTCGGGTCAATATTTGCTCTAGATAGGGCGGCTTGAAAAGTTTGCATAATATCATAATATGACTCTACATCAGAAGAAGAAAGAGATGTTCCTATTGAATATCCTTGAAGTCTATCTAAATAATTAAATAATGCTATTCCATTGTTCTGTCTATATTCTCCAAAAATACCAATGTCAGAAGCTGTAGTTGGATTCAGAGCGTATGTAGATGTCAAATCTCTCTGTCCTAACACGTTGGCTCTGCCCTCATATGCAGTAAGAACATAACCAGAATAATTACCTATATACAAACCTTTATTGCTAGGATACAAGGTGGTTGTAGAAGTATTTGTAAAGTTTAATAGGGCATTAGCGAATGCCCCCACATTATATCCCCCAATTCCTATTTGTAGCGAAAAACCTGTACTGCCACTATCATAAGCTCCGATAGGATACCCGCCAACAGTTAAAGATTTAGTATACACAGCACTATGTAAATTATTGTTTAATTCTGTTACCGAACCTGTTATAAGTCCTGTCCTGAGATATCTTCTTGAGATGAAACCGTTCCCAGAAATATCTTGTGTATTTCCTAATAGACCATCTGATTCGGAATAATCAAAATTATTAGAGCCTGCTGTGTTTAAAACATTTATATCTCTTGCGTTTCCGTATCTAATTCCTAATCTACTAGGGCCTCTATACAATGGTACCAAGCAAGAGGCTAAATTACCCCCGCAGAATAAATTAATTCTATAGAATTTATTGCGTAATCCTGCCGCATCCATGCTGTTGCAGAAATTATCAACAGCCAAAGCAGTAGCAGAGCTTACTGTTCCTCCATTAGCATAAACGGCATCTATCCAAGATTTGGTTTCTTCGTTGGTCACAGAAGAGAACTGAGCAGAAGATCTGGTTGGTAGACCTCTACCGAGACTAGTTTGAAAAGATTCCATTATGGTGTTATATTGAGATACCTCTTGCTGTGTCATGCTTTGACCAACGCTATATCCCTTAACATAACCGAAGTAATAATTAGGCCCCGACGCAACCGACCCATTGGTGCTGGTAAAAATACCTATAGTTGATGTTTGCTCCGGTATCGTTATTGACCCAGTTTGTGAACCTCTAAGAACACCAGCCTCATAGGACTTCATGTCACTGGATGAATTTCTAGTCAGTATATACAAACCTCCGAAATACGCACTTTCTATACTATTAAATTCCCCGTAGTACGACAGAGTACTATTCGATCCCTGCAAGGCTATTAAAGTGTTTCCGGCCCCAATAATTGGTCTATTTCCAGCATTATAGGGATTAGTATCAAGATTAAATTGTGTTTGATAAAATGCCATATGTCCAGTACTAGATAAGCCCATATCGCTCAAACTTACACCTGTTAATAGATATATTCCATTGCCTCCGGTAGATGAGCCTGGACCCGCTATCAAGCCATTTTTTTCATCGTAATTATTTTGAAAAAATCCCGTATTGCTTTCGGTTCTAAATCCATAAAATCGGTCGGAGTCTGGACCAAGGTATAGCGGGGTCAAACAAGCTTGCAGATCATTCCCGCAAAATAAGTTTAGTCTATAAAATTTCTTTCTAAGACCGGCAGATTCTATTTGTTTACAAAACTCATTAACACTATCCGCAGTTTTTTCACTAACACTACCACCATTAGCGAATACCCGATCTATCCAATTTTGAGCATCTTTATTAGAAACTTTTATTTTATGTCTTATAATAGCAGAACCTATACTATTAGGAGAAGAATATGATCCTATTCCCCATTTGGCAGACAAATAGTTCTCTACCGAGGCTCTTTCGGAGCTTGATAAGACTCTGTCATAGCGAATACATTCCGCTACATAACCTATCATTCTTCTAGAGTTCCATCCTCCTCCGGTTCTGGCTCCTATTTGTATTCTATTTGTGGTTGTGCTAACAGATACTCCGGTACCGGTAAAGTTTTCTTCTAAATTGCCATTGGTGTAAATCAAAGAATTTGATGTGTTGCTCTGGTTATAAACTCCCGTAATAATCCTAGGCAAACCCAACATACTAGAAGATGTATTGCTAGAAGATGTTGTTCCTGCTCCTGCTCCATCTAGGAATACTAAACAATCACCGGCTGCTGTAGATCCTATATAACAAAATCCGGGACCATTTAATCCTCCCGTATTATCTCCATGTGTAAATATACCAGAAATATCACCAGAATGAGAATCTATTCTACAAACAACAAATAAAGTACAAGGAGCAGAGTATAGCCTATTTACCTGAGACAATAGATCATCTCCTCCATCAAAATAGATCATGGATTTGCCATTTTGTATGTTGGTTTTATAGGTGGGTCTAGCCGCAACCGTAGCTTGTATAACGTCTTGGCCACCAACCTTATCGGCCCAGTATGCTACAGAATCGCCGTCTACTAATACCGGAGTAGCAGCATTAGGATCCTTAAACAAAGTGTCTATATCATCACAATCTAACCACAAAGAACATCCACTAATATCCGTAGGCTTAGATATCATATTGGTAGCTTGGTCCAAATTCCATTTGTCGTGTAGGTATTTTTCTATTAGCTGTCTTTCTCCACCGGACAGGGCTCTATCATAAACAATAAATTCACCAATAATAGAAGTATTATATCCTTGTCCTGTATATGGTGAATTATATCCATTTAAGACAAACCAACCATAATTAATACTTGCTTCTGTGCCAGCGCCAGAAGTAGATGTTGCTACACAGTCTACTCCATATCTATACAATTTTGTTTGATTAACTCCTGTACCTCCGCTACTTTTTATTAAACTTTCAACTATTGTTGTATTGGTGGGTAGTGGACGAGCATAAAAAACAGTATTCGTGCCGCCATAGGTTACTGTATTATTAGGATATCTAGAAATAAGTAAAAGGGCATCTTGAACACCATAAGTATAAACAGTAGTATTTGTGTTGTTTGTTCTATATACAACAAAAAAACTCCAAGACGTACTTCCTAAAGGCTGTTGGGGAGTTTGCAAATATGCATTCGCTGATGATCTTGTAAAATCAAAAGCACTTCGACCATTTAGTGTTCCAATTCTTGGTCTATTATGATGATTAATCTGAGAAAAATATGTGTTTAACGAGCCTTTATTTGGAATATATCCTATTCTATCGTTGGTTAGATTTGTTTTACCGTGCAAAGAATTGCTAATACCCCATTTTCTAGCAAGATATTGCTCTACTCTGGCTCTATCCGCTGATCCGATGTCTCTATTATAGGATATTACCTCCACTATTTTACCGTTCATAACAACTCCACCAACACCGCCACTCCCTTGATCACTGAAGCCTATATAATGGGCCCATCCTCCGTTATATCCTAGTCCATTTTGTGTGTGCCAAACATTACCATCTAATCGAACAGTCATATTAGAAGAATTGGCTCTCATAGAAGTTATGTGAACACCAGTAGTAGGTCCGACTATCTGTCCTGGTGTTGCTCTAGTAGAAGTAAAAGCTCCAAACGAACTAGTACTATCAGCATATCTATAAATAGGATAATTATTAACGCTTTGATATAATTCATAAGTTGTTGCATTATTGGGTTCGAATACTATGAATATTTCTCCAAAATTAGGATAAGCAGAAGAAAGGTCTCCGAGACTAAAATAGTCGTTTGTACCATCAAAAGTTATGGCTTGAAGACCGTTTATTGTTCCTAATCTAGAAGGTCTATAAGGTCCAATTGTTTGTGTGGCATTTCTATTATTTCCACTCTTATCGAGCCAGCATCCTATGGATCCGCCAGGAGGGGTTGACACATGAGGATCTGCAAAATTCCACTTATTGAGTAAATATTTCTCTACTCTGCCTCGTTCTGATAAAGATAATTGTCTATCAAAAACTATAATTTCTCCAATATATCCATCATAAGGATAATTGCCGTTGCAAGATGCTCCAATAGAACTCAATAAATCGGCAACAGAAGTTGAGTTAGCGCTTGTGGCAAAATGAGTTAGATAGTCTCCGTTCCTAAAAATAAAATGACTAGTAGAAGAAGATCTAGATATGGTCAAAACAGAAGGATTCAAATCATTATATAGAGCGTGCTGGCCACCACCGTTAGATCTTAGAGTTATTCCGGAACTACTCCACAGTGCAGTACCAAAACATGTTGTATGATTTTTTCCTAAGACTACATCATTAGATGATAAAGTGTTGGGCTTTAATAATATAAAAAAAGTATAGTTATTACTAGCAGAGTATGGGTAGTTATCAATTGTTAAATACTGTGTTTGAGACTTAGTAAATAAAATACTATTATTAGAAGAAGCGGGGAATGATGATATTGATGGTCTATTATTCTCTAGTGTTTGTTTAGCGTGATAGCCATTTCCACTTTTATCTCCCCAATATCCAACCTTATTCGGAATAGATTGAGTATGTATACCTGATCCAATCCATTTATTGTCTAGATATCTCTCTATTGCCATCCTATCATAATTAGACAAAGCTCTGTTATAGACTATAATTTCTGCAATTTCGCCTTTATATGGATACGCTCCAGTGCTTGCGATAGATAAATTATTCGGAGAAAATCCTAATTGATCCGCAGGGTTAGCAGTACCGACAAAAGAACCTGTTTGATATAGATCAATTTTATTAGAGCCAGAAACTACTGCGCTCATTACCGCATACGACGATGCTGATTGTGTAGAGTTTATATTGGGACCATACCACTTCCAAATTCCTCCGTTTCCAACAGATATTGTTCTGTTTCCAGCGCTTCCATTATAGCTTAATAATAGAGAATAATCACTAGGTCCAGTAGTTTTTGCTATCCAAAAAATAGTCTGTGTATCAGAATCCTGTAATGGAGACGTAAGAGTATCATCAAAGCCATCAAAAGTGATAACAGATAATCCATTTTGAGATCCGGATTTAGTAGGTCTGCTATTAGGATTGCTCTGAATTGCATGTCGATTATTCCCGCTCTTGTCAGACCACTGACTAACAGCCCCATCAATCTCAACAACACTAGAAGACTCAGAGGCGTCTAACCACAAAGAACAACCATTAATATTTAAAGGACTAGTCTCTGCAACTACAGGACCGCTCAAGCTAGATCCGTGGATCTGATCTATTCTCCACTTGTTGACAAAATACTGCTCTACACTGGCTCTCTCTGATGTTGTTAAAACTTTATTATAGTATACAACTTCGCATATGTACCCGGTAAAATAAGCATATCCGTCACCTCTTCTGCCTAGTTGTAATCCAGAATCTGTACTAACATTAGTCGTTGCCATACCAGCAAATGCTACATATGAATTTTTATAACCCGTAACGCTACTATTATTATTGGTCCATCCTACAATTTGAGGATAAAAATCAAAATTATAACTACCATTTAAATAATTACCAGTATCGCTTGCAAACCAATTTATCCCTCCTCCTTGTGGATGGAAACAAGCAAGGTGATTAATAGATATAGGAGAAGCTGCATGCATTAATGTAACAGCCGGATATAGAACTGCCAATACGGTATGTGTACTACTTGCTGGTCTATTAGCTAGTAAAAAATCTCCACCGTCAAAAAATAAACCAGATTTATTGTTAGATAAGTTAGCTGTATAAATCGGGCGACTAGATGTTAATGTTGACTGAATAGCGTGTATATTAGATCCACTCTTATCTCTCAAAACTGCAACAGGATCGCCGTTTGATATAACCGCAACGGTTTGAGCAGCATCTTGAAACATAGAGGATATATCGGACGCATCCCACCATCCAGAACACCCTGATATGTCTAGTGGAGACGATATGGCGGTGACTGGACCAGCATAAGAGGAGTATTTGGTAGTGTCATCTGCCCCGTCTAGCCAAACAACACATCCATTTATTTCTGTTGGACTAGAAGCAGCAGTAACAGGACCAGCACTAGTTTGATATAGTGTGGAAGTATCAGAACTATCAAACCATGTGGCGCAGCCACTAATGCTAGTTGGAACAAAATCTCCAGATACCTGTGCCTCTCCTTGATAGTCTGTGGAATATGTTCCTGATAAATCTGTTCCGTCTATCCAAATTCTACATCCAGGAAGTTTGGTTGGATTAAAATTAGAATTATCGTTATTATTTGAAGGTATTATATTTCCCATGATTTATCCTAAAATCTATCGTCTATAATAAAGAAGCTTCTCTAAAAGCATCATCTATTTGATTACTGTCTAATCCTAAAGCGGCTCCCAAAGTATTTATCATTGGGTGGTTCCTCTCAATATACGGAGCATATTCCCATTGAACTTCTATTTGAGATTTAAGTAAAGGATCTGGAATTTGTGATATTAATTCATATATGCTGTTCATACTTATTCCGTGACTCACTAACCATAATCTTATTTGTGTGGCGGTTACTGTCTCCGGCACTGGAGAAGGCATAGGCGGTATCTTTTGCCATCCTTCTGGTAGTTTATCATTCGCAATAGCATAATAACCAATCGGAGGATCCCATCCGGCAGGCTGGTCTAACCTAACAAAAGTATCTACTAAGTTATCTTCTAGTCTAACAATAGCTAAAGATGTGGTATTCTCAGTAACACCAAAACGTTGTTCTACCGGTGTCTCCGCTGGAGTTTCTACCGGTGTCTCCGCTGGAGTTTCTACCGGTGTCTCCGCTGGAGTTTCTACCGGTGTCTCCGCTGGAGTTTCTACCGG